ACCAAAGCGTACTAATTTTACTGTAGAACCTTCTTTTGCTAGTACAGCAAACTTTTTTGTTTTAGTTCTAGCTCTTTTTGGTTTGTTATAACCAGAAAAAGTTTCTCCTCTGTACTTTATAGACATTATGCTTTCGCTCTAGCTTTTGCTGTTTTTGACAATTCACTAAAATGAAAAAGTTTTTCAGATGTTTTGGTATGGTTCTTATGACTATGCAAATCACCATTGGGCATTTTATGTGTATTGCCTTTCCATTCCATACCACTTCTAGTGTAATGTTTTACGCCTTTCATCATTAAGCCTTTTTAGTTTTCTTTTTTTTCTTTTTATTTTTTGTAGAGTTAGGAAAGCCTTTTTGCATTTCTTTGTATGCTTTTTTAGTAATAGTAGATTTCTTTTTAGTTCTGCTAGTACCTGCTTTTTTTCTTTTATTTATATTTTCGTATAAACTCACTCACAACCTCCTTGTGTTTCAAACCATCTTCTTAATACTTCTAATTCTTTATCTATTTCTTTTTGTTTTTTTTCTTGGTTTTCTTTTTCTTGTTGTACATTTTCTGTGGCTTGTCCTTGTACCCTGCTCCCATTTTCTTTTTCCTTATCAGACATTAAAAATTTGTTCGCATTTTTGTATTCGCAAACAACCTACATCAATAATAAAGTAACTATAATTGGTTTTGTTCTTACTGTCATCTATTTTTTCTGCTTCATAAAACTCAAAGCCAAATTGTAATCCAACAAAAAAATGCCATGACCACATAGTAACTCCTAGTTTTGATTTAAATAATCTAATTCTTTCTTTCTTCTGTCTCCGTAATCATCACCAAAATCAGCTAAATTTTTCTTTGCGTCATCCCAACTGTTAGTAGTAACTTGTTCCCAAAAATTAGGGGTTTTAGTTTCTAAATTACCATATTGAAATGCTACGGAAGCAATAGGCGTTGCTTTATTTTTTGGTAATAACTCAAAATCAGTACCTGTTTTTTCTTTCCATTGTTTTTTTAATTTATTCATAGTTGTTTTTTTAGCAAACTCATTGACTATTTGTGCTTGATCATTAGTAAGAGTTAAAGGATCTTTTTCTAATTTTTTAACAGCAGCTTCTTTTTTTAACCCTAAATATGGTTTTAATGCTATCTGTATATCTTCAGGCAATCCTACTAAATCTTGTTCATTTCTTTGTCCTACATCAAATCCAGAAGCAATAGTTACGCCAGATTTTCCAAGTACACCATCCTTATCTTCTGGCACATATCCTTTAAGTTTAAAACCTTCTAGTTCTTTTATAAAATTAAAATCTATATTGCTATTTGGATCAACACTATCTGATGGTTGAGCAGCTAACAAACCATTACCATTAGGTTTTGTGGCTACATTAGAAGCAAGTAATCCACCTATAAATTGTGGTATTTCTTTTAATTGTTCTAATAAACCATTCATTTAGTTTGCCTTTGCTAGTTGTCCGCCAAAGTAGAACTCTATAATAAGAGTTGCCCATTGGAATATTTCATCAAATTTATATAAACCTTTTACTGTTTCAAAGGTAGTGGTATCGCCTATACTAAATAACCCTAAAAAACTCCATCCTTCATGTGTTACAGGGATGATAGTTTCTACATCTAATAGTCCTGCTAGTGGGTATATTGCTACTAACGCTAGTATTACAATAATTAAGAATCGTCTATTCCATGCTGCCATTTTAGATTCTTTACTTGCGGCTTCTCTAGCGGTATCTATTTGTAATTTCTTAGCAGACATAGCTTGCAGCATTAAACTCTGCTGATCATGTGCCTGTTTAGATTTGATTGCTAGTAGTTTAGCAAAGAATCCTAATGCTATAGGGATAATATGTGTAAAAATTGTTGTCATTTTATTTCGCAAAAAATTTGGGTACTGGGGTTTGTTAATCTATTCCAGTAACTACTTTGATATTAATGGGTGCACCCCCCTCTCCTGTTAATTCTGTAGTATTTTTTTCTGACCATTGAGCACGAGTCTTAAGCCAGAAGATCATAGAGGATGTATCTCCTTGTTTAGCTTTCTCAAACAATGTTCCTGCAACCGCAGCGTTAGCTTCTATTCGACCTTTCTCTAATTCTACCTTGTAATACTTGGTAAGCGTATCGTGAGATATATTAAGCATAAGGGCGATGTCTTCATACCTAGTTCCTACTATAGACATTTGCGTAACCTGAGATGCGGTATGCGGGGTTTTAAGGTGTGCGGGTCTACCTACTTTGCGAACCTGAGATTTTTTCTTATTTGATAGATCAATTTTAAAATCAACCTTACCCGCGTCAATAATATTAGTTTCTTTTTTCATATTTATTTATTTAATTGTTAAAAGTATTTGACATCATTTAATTTATAGGTTAATATTATTTTACATTAATTAAAAAGGATCTATAACAATGAAACTATTAATAAAACAAAAATCAGTTTATGGGCGTGAATTAGTTTATCCATTCTGCAAACAATCGCAATTATTAGCACAATTGCTAAATGTAAAAACATTCTCAGAATTTCATATTGGAAAGCTTAAAGCTTTAAATTATGAATTTGAAACTGTAACAAATACCATTTAATTATATAAGGATCATTATCATGAGTAACTTAGAAAAGCTTTTAATAGTACTAACAATATTAAATATTCCCTTTCTCTATCTAATATTGGAAGGAAAAATATTCCCAATTGGCATTTAATAAATATTATAACGCTTATTAAATACGATTAATTACTAAATCATTGAATTTAAAAGGATTAAATAAAATGAAATTATTATCAATTGAATCAGATTCAAAAACTTCAAAAAATACTAAATACGGATATTTAACAGGTATTCAATACCTTGCACCGTATAAAACTAGCGGTGTAAACCTATGCCCTATGGCAGAAAAAGCTGGTTGTATAGATTCGTGCTTATATTACTCAGGGCGTGGAAAGTTTAAAAATGTACAATCTGCACGCCTAGAGCGAACCAAATTATATTTAAATAATCAAGCCAAATACTTTAATCAATTAATAAAAGAAATTAAATCTCTTGAAAAAAAAGCTGTTAAATTAAATTTAAAGCCATTAATTAGATTGAATGGAACATCTGATATTAGATGGGAAAATATAGGCTTTGTATTCCAAGATAAATATTATCGGAATATATTTGAAGTATTCCCAAATATTCAATTTATGGATTATACCAAAATACCAAATAGATATAAATCAAATAATGTATTTGGTAACTTTCCATTTCCTAAAAATTATGATCTTACATTCTCATATTCAGGAAAGCCTGAATTTGAAAAGTACAATAAAAGAGCCATTGATCAAAATATGAGAATAGCTACAGTATTCGATAAGGTTGAATCAATACCCGTAACATTTCACAACCGCAAAGTTTTAAGCGGGGATGATAACGATTTAACATTCACTAAGCCTAAAAACTCAATCCTTGCATTATATGCTAAGGGATCTAAAAAAGAGATTCAATTGGGCTTAGATTCACAATTCATTATAAAAGGGCTTTAATTATGTTTAATCTACTGTACAGAAAAACAATGTATAAAATATTAATGTTTATTTATAAAAAAAATAATAAAAAAGGATTAGAAATTATTTTAAAATACGATCCATTAAATATATTAAAATAACTTTAAACTCTAATAATTAAAGCCTGTAATCATCCGTTACGGGCTTTTTTTTGTCTACTTGATACCTATATACCAAAAATAAAAAAAGACTCTCAAAGAGCCTTATATAAATTTTAAGCGAGTTAATCCCTTAATACTTACTATTATAAACTAATTATATATATTTTTCAATAGTATATAGAAAGAATGTTATATATTTTTAATAGATAAAATAATGGGCGTTTAAATTATGCAATGATAAAATCATTTATTAAGAATGATCTTTTAAGAATGCTCTTTTAAGAATAAATAATTTGAGGGAAATTTCTTAAGGTCAAAAGCATTTATCTATAAAGAATGAAGATTTTATCATGATTCAAAAAAGTTTCCTAGTCTATATCTATAAAATGAATAAGCAATTGATCTGCTATAAATAAAATAAATCACGCAAACAATCTTGATAAGTAAAATAAACTGTACAATTATTTTTACATTCGTATATACTTGCATAGAAGTAAAAACTTATTAACAATATAAGGAATGACAAATGAGTAATAAAAATGAAGAATGGAATCCTTGGGAAAAAATAGACAAGATGATTCAAGAAGAAATGGAATCTGAAAAAGAATTTTGTGAACGATTACAAGACGAATTAAAGGAGAGTGAAGATGAGTAAATCATTGTACACAAACGATTGGGAAACAACAGGATGGGTATTTAATAAAGCCTTAGACGAAGTAGAAGTACCTATAACAATTTATTATGATATTGAATATGATGATATTACATATCCTATTATAGATGCAACAGGTTATTACATTGATGATGATGGATATGAGCAAGACTATCTGCTATCAGATGATGAGGTTGATAGAGAATACGAACATATATTAGAAGCTATGCGAGATGATCCAAGAAATGAACCTGATTATTATATGGAGGAAGCGTGATGAAGATAACTGCATGGAATTTAGTAGCTTATGACGAAGATGGTAATGAGGTTGTTATGGACACTCACGATAATAAAACTCATATACCTAATCATGTAGCAAATGTCATAGATGATTTTTTAACCGAAGAATTTGAGGAGAGTACAGATGAGTAAATTATCAGGATATAACGATACAGGAAAGAGATATGCAGCTAAAAAAATTAAAAATAAACTTAAAAAACAATGGAAAGAAATAAAAACTTTAACTAAAAAAATACAAACTAAACAAGAGTATCTTGATAGTATACAAGATCAGCCTGATGATCATAAAGATGTACAGGATTGGATGGATATATTATCTGGAAAAAATGTTCCAGATGCTAATCCGCATAACAAAGAGTTTGCACTTTTAGTGCGTAACGCAATTTTAAATAAGGAGAAATAAATGCAAGATCAAACACAACAAAAAGAGTGGAGAAAAATTATTAACATTGAGGACATAACATTGGATTCTACATTAAATGCTTTGGAGGTAAACATACCTACACTAGCAAAGAAACTGAATGTTACAAGGCAATGTTGTTGGCATTGGGGTAAGAATGAGATCCCACTAGGTCGCAAGTATCAGATAAGAGAAATGATATGGGAGAAATTAGAAGATGCTAGAGAAAGCTGAAATATTATCAAGGTTTGAAAAGGTTTATAAGTCAGGCGAAGATGAGTATCAATGTTTATGTCCTGCACATAATGATACATCTGCTAGTTTAGGTCTGAAGTTTAAAGAAGATAAACTGATTGGTAATTGTTTTGCTGGATGTTCATGGGAGGATGTTATAAAGAGTGCTGGATTATCTTGGGATGATGTCATGCCCAATAAATTAGATAATCAATGGAAACCTAAAAGCAGAATTAGGTTTAATCCATACGCAGTATTAAAAGCTATTAAGGATGATGTACTATTTCTTGCATTATGTAGTAAAGCATTAAACAACCATGAGCATTTAGCAGATGAAGATCAAAAGAAACTGTTAGCATTAACAGGAAAGTTAAGAGAAATATATGTCAACATTAAGTGATAAATTAAATAAGATGGTAATCAATGATAGCGAGATAGGAAACTATTTTGAGGAAAGAGATACCTCTGAACATACCAAGATCAGAAGAGCCAAAGATTATAGTCATGAGGTTATGGATTATTTTACGGAGGATGTACAAGGCGGTAGACCATTACCTTTTACCAAGTTTGATAATCTATTTAAAATAAGAAACCATGAGGTAAGTATTGTTACAGGATTTTCAGGACATGGTAAATCCGCATGGCTTAACTTTGTTATCTTACAATTTTTAAGAGAACATAAATGTTTGATTGGATCTTTTGAAATGCAACCAAGAGCTACGCTAGGAAGAATGTTGCAACAAACTAATAACTCATCTCCAACACAAGTAGCAATAGATAATTTTTTGCATGAAGTAAATGATAATTTATTTCTTTATGATAGTGAGGGTGAAACATCTCCTGAAAAAGTATTAAGTGTTATTTATTATGCTAAAGAAAAATTGGGCGTAGAGGTTTTTGTTATAGATTCTCTTACTAAAGTAGGAATTAATTCTGATGATTATAATAAACAAAAAGAATTTATAAATAAGCTTTGTGTGTGTGCAAGAGATATAGGTATACATATATTTTTGGTAGCACATAGTAGAAAAACAATGTCCGAGAATAATCAACCTAATAAATTTGATGTCATGGGATCATCAGACATTACTAATTTATGTGACAATGTTATATCTGTATTTCGCAATAAATCTAAAGAAAAAGATTTAGTGGATATGTCAGAAAAAACAGATGAAGAGATACAAAAAGTTATGAATAGCTATGACTGTTTTGTAGAAATAACTAAGCAAAGACATGGTGTAGGTTGGGAGGGTACAGTAGGTTTATACTTTGATCCTAAAACATTTAGATATAAGGAGTCAAGATTTGGAACAATCTAAAATAACTATAAATGAATTTTTAAAACAAATGAAAAAAACATTTGGTCAATTTGAATACAAAGCTACTAGCAAGGATGGTAGAGTATTTAAATCTATTGGTTTTGATAAAACTAATAAACATTTGACAAAATAAATTTACAGTAGTAAAGTAATACCTAGTAACATTTTTATTAACCTTTAAGAAGAAGGAAGATACCATGAGCAAATCAAATCAATATGCACTTGAATCTAGTATTCAAGACATAGAACAACAAGAACAACTCCACGAACTATACTCCGAAATAGAAAAAGCAGAAGAGCGTAAGCGTATTCAAGACTTACAACAAGCTGCAAGGGGTGAGTTTAATCTATTCGCAGAGATCAAAAAGTTTAACAAAATATATAAGGAATCACTATGAGTAAATATCAAGATTTAAGAAAGATAGATGTATCTGAACATACTGAATTGAAAGGTAGGTTCACTTACCTTTCATGGAGTTGGGCAGTAGATACTTTATTGCAACATGATGAATCAGCAACATGGACTTATGCAGAGCCAATGACATTGCCTGATGGAAGTATGATGGTTTTCTGTACAGTAAAAGCGTTTGGAAAAGAAATGACTTCACAACTCGCAGTTATGGATAATAAAAACAAAGCCATCAAGAAACCTGATTCGCAAGATCTAAACACCGCTATGATGAGATGTTTAGCAAAAGCAATAGCTCTGCATGGTCTTGGACTTTACATTTATCAAGGCGAAGACCTCCCTGAAGTAGATGCTTTAGAGTATATAGAAAAGTTATATCAAGTAGATGGTATAGATGCTTGTAGAAAATACTTTAATAAACTCAAAAATACTGACAGAGAATTATGTCAACCTTTTGTAGAAAGAATGATTGCATTACAGAAAGAGGAGGAAGCATAATGGAACAGAGAAGTGCTGAGTGGTTTTCTGCTAGGTTAGGTAAGGTAACTGCAAGCATGGTTGATGTTGTAATAAGTGGATCTAAATTAGCAAAAGAAAAATATTTCTATCAGCTAATAACAGAAAGACTTACCAATAAAGTAACTCCCATGTATGTGACTGCTGCTATGCAACATGGCATTGATTATGAAGATGAAGCTAGGATAGAGTATGCTAATTTTAATAAGCTATTACTAGATAAGGATGTAAGGGAGGTAGGTTTTATAGATCATCCAAGCATAAGTATGAGTGGTGCTAGTCCTGATGGGTTAGTACATAAGGATGGATTGATTGAAATAAAATGTGTTCAACCTATTACGCATACTACTACACTAGCAACAGAAATAATTAATAAAAAATATATAAACCAAATGCAATGGCAGATGGCTTGTACAGGTAAGCAATGGTGTGACTTTGTATCATATCAACCTAGCTTTCCTAAAGCATATAAACTCTTTATTAAAAGAGTAGAAAGAGATGATGATTATATTGATCGTCTGGAAGTGAGTGTTGGAAACTTTTTAAAAGAAGTTGAAGATAAATTAAAAACTATTAAGGAGAAATAAAATGAAACAAGTTAATCAAGTCTTTATGACCAATGATTATAATGCTTTTAGTAATATAGATGGAAATAGAGATATAAATCAGCTGCATATTAAAAGACTTAAAGAGTCTATGCAAACTAAATATATTTCTGTGCCTATAATTGTAAATGAAAAATTACAAATTATAGATGGGCAACATAGATTTCATTCTGCAAAAGAGTTAAATATGCCAATTTATTACATTGAGGTAGATGGGTTAGGTCTTATGGATGTTCATAGGCTAAACAGTAATACTAAAGATTGGAACGCTGACTCTTTTTTAAATGGATATTGTAAGCTAGGAAAAAAACAATATTTACTTTATAAAGATTTTAAAGACAGATTTGGCTTTGGTCACAATGAAATACAAGCATTACTTTCTAACAAAACTCGTATGGGTGGTAACAGAATACAAGATTTTAAAGATGGTAATTTTGTTATTGTAGATCTTAATCAGGCAATCAGAAACGCAGAAAAAATTACTATGTGTTCAAAATATTATGATGGCTACAAAAGAAGATCATTTATTTATGCTATGTTAGATTTGTTTAAAAGAGATGATTATAATCATTTAGAATTTTTAAATAAACTATCATTTCAATCTGTAAAATTGCAAGACTGCACAACAGTAGATCAATATTTAATTTTAATTGAAGAAATTTACAATTATAAAAGATCTAAAACAACTAAAGTAAGATTTTATTAAAAGGAGAAGTAAGTATGGCAGAGTATGATAATACCAATAGTTTTGTATTATTTCCAAATGACAAGGGAGATAATGATAAAAGACCTGACTTTACAGGTACTGTAACGCTTGAGGGAGGTAAGGAAATGTCACTTAGTGCATGGAATAAAACTTCCGCAAGAGGTGTATCTTATATGCAAGGTCGCTTGAGTGAACCTCAAAAGCCAAGCAATAACAACGGATCAAATGCTCCAAGAGAAACAGTATCTAAGGTTGCAGATGATATTCCGTTTTAATATAGGTTACATTGGCGTGTAGATACATTTGCTCTCAAGTGCAGTAGTTTGGAATAGGTCTGAATTATTGCGATGAGAACTTGGGAGTTGAATGTATTCATTTAATTTTAATAAAGGATATTTATGGAATATTTAAAAACAAAAACATTAATTATAATATTAGCAATTGCAATATTAGCTGGTATTCAATACTCAATATATCATTACAACCCAAGTAAGAATGGAGAAGATATAGTAACCATAGAAATAATTGGGGGTGGTCTGGAAGAAGAAGTATATGTTGATCCAAACATATATATAAACGATGAAAGTTTATTTCCATCTGATGAGATTACAACTCTTCCTGAAATAGAAAGTATTGATTCTGATTTAACTTTACCTCCATTAGAGGAGGTTTAGTTATGTCTGATAAAATAAATCCAGATCATTACAAGTTGGGAGGTATTGAAACCATAGAATATATGCAAGCCAAAATGAGTAAGGAAGAATTTTATGGTTATATAAAAGGCAACGCAATAAAATATATTAGTCGTGAGGGTTTAAAGTCTGAAAAACCTACAGATAGAATAGATGACTGTACCAAAACTATATGGTATCTTGAACAGATGATTAAAGTACATAAAGAAGAATTAGCAGTATTAGAAGCTAAAGTTAAAGAAGATGAATGGATAGACGATTCTTTGCATGACGAAGGTTAATTTAAAAAAAGAACACTTATGTAATGTTTGCGACAATTACGCTTGTTATCATGATGGAAAATTATGGTGGTGTAGTTTAACCTCTGACATAGGTACATATAATATGAAGGGAGTTTGCAAGCATGACAAAGAAAAAAGAAAAAAAACCAGAGATAAAGATTGATTACTTTCATGTAGATGGATATAAACATAGCATTACATTTACACCTGATAGCAACGATACAAAGTATCAAATATTAAATGAACATACTACAAGGATTGTAACGAAAGGAGTTTTTTAAACAGGAGAAATAACTATGATTGAGTATGCTTTTGTTATGGTAATAAGCACTAACCCTATAAAAGATGATTTTAAATATATAGGTAATTTTCAAAATTGTTTACAGGCAGAGCTTTATGTTTCATTGTTTTATCCAAACAAAAAAGCTAGTAGATGTTTAATGAAAGATTATATACATTTACCAGAGGGTACAGTTATTAGAAACATAGACATGGCAACCAATACTATAAGGTATAGAGATGTTCATAACAGTTGTAAGTTAAGGAGGGATTGTAATGGGAAAGGGTAGCGGAAGAAGACCAAAAGAAGTAACTGATGAAGATCTAGAAGAAGCATGGAATAGAATATTTAACTCGAAACCAGCTTCAGATCAGTTTGAATTACATAAACAAAAAGTTGCTTGGCGAGATGAAATGGTAAAAGAAGATCATGAAAAATCAATAAAGGATAAGTCTGATGGCAGTATCACCGACACAAAGAACATTAAAGAGGTTAAGAAATAGTGGAGATTACCCATTAGTTTCTATCGTAGAAAGATGGAATGCATTTGCTAAGATACGCCAAGACCTTTTTGGCATAATTGATCTACTAGCAGTAGATAGTAAAGGTAATACAGTTGGCATACAGGTTACAAGTTATAGCAACATTAGTGCCAGAGTAAAGAAGATGGAGGATAGTGATGCTATCTCTCATTTAAGGGATGCTAACTGGGTTATTATTGTAGAGGGATGGCATAAGAAAAACAATAAATGGGTTAGTAGGATAGTAGATATTAGTTAAGGAGATTAATATGGCGGAAGCATTATCAGCACAAACAAGTACCTATATATTTACATTTGATAATGGTGAAAAAATAAAACGAAAACAATTAGCTGATTTAATAATTAAGACAATTGGAGAAGACAAAAAACATACATCACAAATAGCAAATGAAATAGGCATGAATTATCAATCAGTATTTGCTGTTATCAGAACATTAGAAACTGCGGAAATATTAATTTGTGAAAAACACAATAGGCATAATATGTACAAACTCCCTATGAGATGTGGGTTAGATACAGTTTTTAATCATAAAAAAAATTTAGATAATTTTAAAATTAAAAGCAAAAAAATATGCAGATTAAAAGGTTAATGGTTCTTTTAGAAGATTGGTCTACATGGATGAAACATGATAGCCACAAACTTGGATACCCTAGTAAATCATTAGGCATTGCTAGTGGAGGAGAATCATCAGAAGCATTTGATGATATGGTAGGGGAAGCTGATAGTAAGAATACTAAAACTATGAATGCAATTATAAATAGTTTACCTAGAGAACAAAGAGAAGCAGTATATGCTAGGTGGTTAGGAAGTAAGAAACCTATTTATTATGAGTTAAAATTAGAGTTAGCTATGGATAACTTATTGACTATTGCAGATAGAAGAATATATGCTTAACGCTAACATGAACTACAAAGAAAGAAACAACGGAAGTAATTTTGCTGAAGACTTTTTTGAAAACTATTGTAAAAATTATTACATACAAAGATTAGGCTTTGATGAAAAAAATAATTCAGTTCCAGAATTTTATAATGTAAATCCATTACTCCGCAACATACCAGATTATTTTGTATATGCTAATAAAAAAACATTTGTTTGCAATGTAAAGGGAACTGCTAATATTAAAGAAAAAGAAATAGATATTTTACCTGATCTTATTAATGCTTATCATAGTGATGAATGCCCTTTGATTTATGCTTTTTGTTTTTCAGGTTATAGCAAACCTATTTTTAAAAACTCTTTGACTGTTTTAAATTTGTATAAAAATTCTACTGATAAACAATGGCATGATAAAAAAGTTTATCGCACATTAAATTTATAACTAATCATCCAAGTCTTGTATGTTCATATAAGCACTATCAATAATTAATTCTACAGATGATCCATCATCTAAATGTATTACCATAGTATCTTCGCCATGCACAATATCAACATTATCAATAGTCTTATCTAACATATGAAGAGCTATCAATTGTATGTCCATCTTGATCCTTTTTATATGGGTATAACCGACTTTGATTTTATTTTTTGTATGGGTTTGCTTGACTTGCTCCATTTGCCACATGACTGGCATTGATACCTTTGGTACATATTTGTCAGAGATATTTGTACTCCTCTCTTTTGTAAATGATGACTACCACAATTAGGACATACCATTTCCTCTGTTTCTAAATTGTGATTAGGATGTATTTTAATCCATCCTTGTAATTTATAATACACTTCTTCTGTTAGCTTTACATCTTGTATATTATATTTTTTCATTAACTTCCATGCTTTAGGATTTTTACTCATACATTCAATCCATAAAGGCATACCTTCATGAGAAGTTTTTTGACCTACTCCTAATAATTGTGCAATGTAATCTAATTTATTGCTAGCAAATTTAAACTTACCTCTTGCAGTTGTAAGCAGATCAATGTCTTTGTATGGACTAGGTGGTGGTAATTTTTTTAATAAAAATTCTTTATTAAGTGTAGGCATATCAAATCGTTTTCCGTTATAAGTAATAACTGCATCTGCTTCATCTATCAGCTTATGTATTTCTTTTATCATCTTGGTAAAAGTGGTATGAAATATACTAGAAAAGTATACTTTCTTTTTACCTAACCATTTAGCCGCCCAACACAATACACTAGACGATTCTATTAGCTGACCTATGCTAATGTTTTGTTGAAACAATCCCCAATGAAAGCCTGTATGTGGAGAAGTTTCTATATCTAATATAAGTATTTTAATAAGTCCATCCGTATAATAAACATAATACTAAAGGAGTAATAGGTAATGCTGCAAGTACAGCAAGCGTAACTATTACAGGCTTACCAAATAGTTTTTTTAACGATTTCATTATTGCATCCAATTTCTAATAACTACAGATATTAAACTTCCAAAAAAAGCAGCACATGAAATAGCAATCCAAAAACCCCCTTTGGATCTTTCAGCTAAAGCTAAAATTTCTTTCATGTCTTTTCTAAGTTCGTCTTGTCCTTTTTGCAAATGTTCTATTTGTTCTTTCATCTTGCCAAACTCTACTGGGTTTATGTCATTCATTATAAATCCAATCCTCTCATTAATTGTCGTAATTCTTCTTCTTGTCGTTTAGGTTTTTTAACAGTTTGCTCATCAATAATTCTACCAACAAGAGGAATATTTTTTCTACTTCTTTTAAAAGGAACTGGTGGATTTATAGCTTCGTCAATCATTTCATCAACTGTATCAGGTTCGTCTACATAGTCACCAATATCTTGAAGTAAATTAAAAGCAGGATCAATTGGAGGAAGTATAATGTCATATAAAAATTGTTGTACATCTTTTGATTGACCTAATCTATCTGTACTGTATTTACTTAAAAATACAATATTCATTAAATTTTCAGCAAATTCACTTGGAATATCGTCTATGGTTATTTCTTCTGGAGAAAAAACAAGTAATTTTTTTAATTGATCTGTTGTAGTTTGTGTTCCTCCAAGAGCAGCAGATAACACTAAAGTATTTTTAAATGCTTCTCCATATTCACCTCTACCAATATTAGTAAGTATTTTTCTTCTTGCAAAATCTAATTGTTTTAATCCAAAAGATTTTAATGTATATAATATTTTTCCATTTTTTGCTTGTAAATATCCAACAGGCATTTGAGATAAACTAATAGGTTGTATTTTTGATAATTCACTAAACAAATAAAAACCAACATCATCAGTTTTTCTGCCTGTTCTTAAAGCTGCTACTAAATTATTAAATCCATCTTCTCCTAAAATTCCTTGCCATTCATTTTTAAATTGTTGGTATTGTTTAGGATTGGCTAATTTTCCTTGTTTGTTAAGTTTAATAACATCAGTTGCTTTTTCAATAGAAGAATTTATAGAAGTTGTTTTACCTACTCTATCTACTTTAGTAAATCCAGATAAATTAAATAATTTGTCAACATATTTGTCTAATCCTTTTTTATTTTCTGATATTTCTGCCGATACATTTCTGCCTAACCCAATTTCATCTATATTATATTTAAGTTTGTCACCAAATTTTTGTCTTCCCATTTGTTTCATTAAATTTTTAACTGATCTAAACATACCATTTTGAGCAATAGAAAATCCAACATCACCAGCTTGAACTATTGCAGAAGATGGGTTTGCTAACATAGCCATGTATGTTATATTTTTTGGTATTTGCATAATTCCTGAACCTTGCTCTCCAGTAATTAGCCTTGCATTTAATATTTTTTGTACCTCTTTTGTTCTTGTACCTAAACCAAATGTTTCAGCCATTGCACCTATAGAATCTTGTAAATATTCATTACCATCTTCACTTCCCAATCTAGCATACTTACCTAAAAATTTAGCTTTTTCTGTTTGGTTAATGCTAGTTAGCATATATCTTTCTAACGCTTCTACTGGATCTAAATATTCATCTATTAATGATTCATCAATTCTTTGCATAACTCTAGAAGTTTTTCTTTTAGTTTGACCTTGCATAAATTTATTAATCTCATTAGCTTTTTCAATATCAGTAGCATTTCTTTTAAAGTTTTTTTGTGTTTTTTTATTTAAATCTGCTAAAACAGAATCAATTTCTTTTAGTTCTTGTTTGCTGTTTTGACTTCTTAACTTAGCATTAACCCTATCTAAATAACTTTGATGATTTTTTACATATCTAGGAAAATAATTTTCTACTTTATCTATTTTTATTCCAGTTTTTATAGCTTCATTTCTTAATCTTTCTAATACTTTTCTTACATTAGAAAACCCTACATCATCACCAAGTATTTTTATAGCTTCAGAAAAATTACCATTAGACAATTCTTTTTTTAATTGAGTTTTTTGTGTAGCATTAAGTGAGGATGTTTGTTGCACAAATTTCTTAACATCAGCATCAAGTCTATTAGCTTTAGTTAAAATATTAAAATCCATTCTCATCATTTTAGCTGCTAACTCTGGAGCAATTTGTTTTAATTTTTCATAAGATGGTGTAATTAAATCTTCAACACCTCTACCAGCTTTTACTATGCCACTAGAAAGACTTTGCAATACTTTATATTTAAAAGGATTTTTATCTGGATTAGTATATTTATCAAATCTAACTTTAGCTATATCATCTATAGCTTCAGATTGATTTTTAGGAATTTTAAATTGTATTCCAGCTTCTCTTTCCATTACTTTTATTTCATCTAAAGTTCTACCTGATTTATTAGCTAAATCTTCTTTAATTACTTTGCGTAATTCTTTTTCATTAATAACTCCACTTTTGTTAAATACTTTAGGATTATTAAAATAATCTTTACCACCATTATTTCTAATAATTTGAGCAGCTTGTGTATTTAATTCTTCCATAAAATCTACTGCTGTCAATTCTGTTTTATCCTTTAACACTAATTTATTTATTGCTTCATTAGTTTTATTTAATCCAGACTTAACGCCTTTATACGCTACAGGAGCAGCAGTTCTTAAAGCAGCTCCACCAACTGTACCAATAGCAACATCTCTTCCTGTCCTTATAGGATCTATTTTTCCTGTGTCTGCTTTTTGTTGTAATGCAGAATATTCTCCTGCCCATAAACCAGATAACGCACCAAACTTTGCACCTGCTTTATATAGCTTATCACTCTTACTTAACAATGCTGCTGGTCCAGCTATTAAAGTTGTAGGACTTAATAAACTTCCTCCAATTTCACCCACTAATGCCTGACCACTTTCTTTCATTTCATCAGTAAGTTTAGGATAATTTTTATTTGCATCATCAATGTTTTGTTGCTTTAGATATTCTCTTCTTTCATCTTCTGAATCTAATGCTTGAAAATCATCATATCTTTTATTTGTTTTTTCAACTACATCTTTACTTACAAAGCCAAAAGAAGTATTGTATCCTTGCTTACCATTAACTTCTGTTTCTTCAAGATTGGTAGTGTCATAACGATTACCTGCAAATACTTTAGGAAATTTAGATTTTAAAATCCTCATTGCATATCCAACATCAGATGTGCCTATTTCAGCTCCATAACCTCTAGCATCAGATTCCCATCCATCATAAGCACCTTGAATAGAAGCATCTTTTCCTTGATTACTGGTTGCTTCTTTAAATTGAGAAAAGTCTTCAATTTCTTTAAATTGAGAAAAATCTTCAACTTCTTTAAATTGAGAAAAGTCTTCAGCCATTATCTTGTTCTCTGTATACCATTAGGATCTATAAATTTTGTACCTTTAGGCAATGCTTTTGCTTCCTCTACAGAATTAACTTTTATTATATCTGTAGAAGTATCTATATTTGGCGGTGCTGCATTGTTAAATTTTTCTCTAGCAAAATTTATAAATTTATTTCTATCATATAATTCGTCAGCTCCAAGTATCTGACCTCTTCTTAAAGCATTACTGTCTTTAAATAATTGTATTACTTGATTTTGTGCATCAGGACTACTGATAGGATTACCTTCTTGTTTTCTAATTTGTTGAAGTTGTTTTGCAAGTGCTGCAATATCATTTGCAATAGTAAATGAATTAGTTACATTTGGTACAAAACCAAATGTTGGATTTTTTTTATTAGCTATGTTAGCTAAAATTACATTAGAATCCAAAGACCTTACATCAGGAATACCAGCTTGTTCTCTTGATCTATATCTTGATCCAATAGGAACAAATGAATCAGGAATACCATCTGGCTTACCTTCTGGACCAGTTTTATCTATAGAAGGATCTCCTATTACTTGATATTTTTGAGATAAACCATCTTGACCTACAATAGTTTGAAATGATAAACTTTTTTTATCTTGTCCTGTAACCATAGCAATTAATTGAGCAGTAGTCATACTATCTACTAATGCTACTTGATCTGGATTATATGTTCCCTTTGGTGCATTTTTTATTTGATTAATTAATTGTGCTTTACGAGCTTCTGCATCTACACCTCTTTTAAATGTATCTAACGCATACTTATTTTTTGCATCAACAGGTAATTGATCATAAGCTTTTTGAGAAGCATCTACAGCACTTAACAAAGGTGATTTTAAATAAACTGGATTGAATGCACTTCCTACATTTTTATCAAAATCTTGAAGACCAAAACGAAGTGCTCCTTGTATTAAGGCATTACGCTTTCCTCTTTTATCTGCTTTTGCAACAGCATCAGTATAATCTTGTTCACTTAATAAGCCTACATCTTTCATTTGTTTAAAACTTTCTGGAACAGAAGAACCAAGCAAATTTAACTCGCTGAAAGTTTCACCAACTCCTTCAAATGGTTTTTTTGCTTTTCGTAATAAATCAAATAAATTAAACTCTGCCATAATTTTTTTCCTTAAAGTGCTGATCCATATAATTCACGAAGTTTTCTCATTTCTATTTCTTCTTCTGTTTCAGGTCTAGGTATTGTTGTAGCTGGTGCTGCTACTTCTATATTTAAACCAGTATTGTTTTCAGGATTAAATTGTCCTTGTGCTACAGTATTATCTACCTGCAATAATCCTTCATCCTTAGGCATTAATTTATCTGCTCCTAAAAGACCTAGTTCTAATTTATCCATAGTATCTAAATCACTTAACCCTTCTGCAACAGAATCATATCCTTTTCCTAGCATATCAGTAACAGATGTAATAGAATCTAATCCACCACTAGATGTAGGAATTGTACTTAAACCACCCATTAAATTAGCACCACCTGCTAAAGAATTTGCCATAGCAGGATTTTGGATTAATGGGTTCATCATCATAGAAGATCCTACTTTTGCAGTTGTCCCACCTGCTCCTGCTGCTGCTCCTTTACCTCCATCAGCACCCATTGTGCCGCCTGTAAGACCTATACCTGCTCCTGTTAAGCCATCACCGCCCATCATTTTATCTATGCTATATCCAGCTATAGTTGTTGCTATAGGTATTGCGAGTGCTGGATTCATTATTTACCACCCCCACTAGAAGTTGTTGTAGTAGTCATAGGTGTTGGAGCTCCATATGCTGCTGATAAGAAACTAGATAACTGTCTTTGTGGTGCGTTAGCTCCATACTCATATCTACCAATATCAGATTGTAGTTTTTGTCTTGCGTAATCTTCTTCTGTAGCACCTACTTTTGCTAGTTGTCCTATATCAGAATAATCTGCTGCTGCTAGACTAGGAGCTCCTGCTATAGCTGCATCTTGCCTACCTCTTTCATTAGCAAAGTTTTGGTAAGCTAACTCTGCACCACGACTAGATAGTGCATTTGCTAAATTATCTCTAGCCTTATCTTCCATATCAAACATTGCAGGAGAGCCATATCTTCCTGCTTGCGATGCTCTTGTACCCACACCTCTTATTGCCTCATTAAATTCTGATACAACAGGTTTAGCTGCTGACTTCATCATTGCATCAAAGTATGGGTTGCCTGCTAATAATCTATCCCCACTAATAGTAGATAGCTGTTGAGCTTGAGCTGCTGGCAATAATGGACTGCCTGCGGTTGCCCTTGCTCTTGTTGCATCTAATGCAGAAGTTGTAGTGGCACTTGCTGGTATATAAGTCTCGTCAGGATAGTATGCTGGAGCTCCTTCATCATAAAGTCTAGATGCTTCATCTAAACCTTTAGTAATATAAGGTCGTAGCATAGGATCAATTTCTTGCGTTTGTGTTTGTTGCTGTGGACTACCGCCCTTTGCAAGTATTCTACCCATCTTTCCATTATCAATAGATTGGTTTCCGTCTAGCTCTGGAAAATAATCGTTCATAGTTTTAGCTCCATTAGTGTGTATTTTTTTTCATAACCATATAGTTTGTTAAATAACCTAACTATACTTTCGTATTTAGTAGAACCTTGAATACAAGTTCCACCATTTGCTTTTACCCAAATCTTAAAATCTTTAAATCCTGCTTTTGTATTTCTACCACCCATATAGGTAATATAGGCTACTCTGTCATTAGGAAAGTTTATCCATTGGACAGTAAATGCACAAAGACATTTCTCTTTGTTCATAAGTAATAGTAGTTGTTGTTGTCCTTGTATAACCTGTAGTTTGAGTTGATCAGCAGTAAACTCACCATTACCTTTGTCTAATGCTTTTTGTAGTAATGGTTCTGCTAAATCCCAGTATTGATATACAAAATTAGTTGGTACTACATATAACTTCATACTCTTATCCTACGATGATATAATCATATGTTACATCATTATGAGATGTGTTTCTATGTCCTATAATGAAGCTACCTTTAGCTTTTGTTTTTATATAAGTATGGTCTGTTTCTCCTGCTGCATTTTCTGTTCTAGGAGATAATACAATAACAGAATCAAAACCTGCTCTTTCATCATTAACTGTAGTTTGCGTTACTGATGTAAGCAAAGTAAATGTTGATGTGTTATTGGTTTTACCATTCATAGCATTGTTTACTACCTCTGATACTGCTCTAGGTTCACCACCCTGATAAGGCAATGTTCTATACATTCTAGGCATTATCTATTACCTCTAGGTATGGTGTATACATCTACTGCCATACAATTAGTCCAACTACCTGTAGGTTCTACACTTACTCTATGATACCTACCAGAACTTCTAACACTAGCTCTACCTTCATCTGTAGTAGCTACTGGTGTAGTAAATACGATTGCATCATCTAATTCTTTACGACTAGCTATAGATATATTGGCACTACCATTATCTACTTGTGGTCTTAATAAATTCACAAAAGAGTTATAACCGACCTCTATATCAGTAGTTACTAATTTAGAGTTATATGCACTTCCTGTAAAGGTAGATAGTTTAGTCCCTGTAGCTCCTGCAAATAGGAATTTACCACCTGCCCATAACCTAGCATCAAGAGATGCAGGCATAGTATCTATGTCGGTGTACCCTAATGTACCTAATCCTTCTAAAGTCGTTCCTACAGTCGCTATATTGCCTAGCACAGTAGAGGTTGTATCAACATGACTCCACTTACCTAGTGTCCAGTTATATACTAATATAGTTCTACCACCAGATGTGTTTGCATAATTCCAAACAGCAATGTTAGCAGTAGGGTTTATAGATGCACTCATGTTATCTATAAGTGTTAAATCTATATCAGTAAAGAACCACCTGTCTATTTTTTCATTTCCAATAGGTGTTACATTTGTACCATCACAACTATAGAAACCATCATCACTTAAAAAGAAAGTAACATTATTATATTGACATACAGAGTTGCCATTTAAACAACCTAATCCTCTAGAGATGTTGTCAAACTGAAAGAATAATGGTGATCCTACATAGCTCATTCTACTAATAGACTTTTCTAATAGTATAAGACCAAACTCACCACCTGTTACTGCTTGTATATTACCACCATCTGCAATTACTTGATTGTCTGCTTGTGATGTAGCACCTGCTGTCCAATCAGTTTCATCATTGATGTCTGACCATTGTACTGTTGAGTTACCTAGTGTTCCTGTATTGACATAACCTGTTACTACAAAATCTCTTACTACAGCTACTTGTCTAGCTACTGGTGATGTGGCTATATCTGCCCATGCTGTAGATGTACCGATAGTCCAATACTGAATAATAGCGTTACCATTAACTGCAATGACTGTTTTGCCAAACTGCACAAACTTCCAAGGTAATGTACTGCTATAACCACCAGATTTAGATTTATCTTCTAACGCTTCTGTAGTGTTGTTAAACTTAAATAGTTTAGTAGCACCACCTGCAAATATAACTATTTCTGTACCCCATTTAGCTACAAATACAGAGTTTATAGATTCTGCTGCTGCACCACTAAAATCTACTGCATTAGGAAATGGTTGGTAGCCTATAGATACAGGGATTACATTAAGTGCATCGTTTAAACCACCTGCATTATCAGGTTGGTCAGGTAGCCATTCATTAAACTGTACTCTTTGTGTAGGCATATTAAGTCTTTATAATAAAGTTAATTCCTCTGTATGGAGGTAAGTTAGTATTAGTTGCAGATGTACCTGCTGTGCTATTTGTAGTCGCTACTGTAATACCTGTAGTTGCTGTAAAAGTTTGAAAGTTTTTACCACCACCATCACTTCCAGAATTTCTTGTTGTACCTGATACAGATGATGTAGTACCAAACTCAACTGATGCTCCCTCTCTGTGAGAATGACTAGGGTCTGTAACTACAGATGTTGCTGTGTGCGTATGGCTAGGTAATGTAGAATCAGCACTACCACCTGTAGCATTTAGAGCATAGGTACTTCCAGAGCCAACAGGAAACTTATCTCTCATGTCTGGTACATTAAATGTAGAGCTACCATCACCTGCACCATAAGTAGTTCCTATAAGAGCAAACAATGTAGCGTAGGTAGAACGAGATACTGCTGCACCATTACATAATAACCAACCTGTAGGAGCAGATGCTGCACCATACATTTGTATAAATCCTGCTAAAACACCATCCACTTTATCTACCCAAGTAGGGGTATTTCCAGAACCTGCACTTGTCATAACTTGACCAGATGTCCCTGTAGCACCATCTAGTGTGAAAGCACCTGTAACGGCTAGTGTGCCAGAGCTAGTAAGTGTACCTGCGTTAGTTTGGTTATCACCACTAGCACCACTTTGCCAATTATTACATTGTGCCATTACTTCACGAATAGCATTGTTGATTGTAGCAGGTGGGCAACCCTCTGCAATATTTACACCACCAACATCTGTATTAGAAGCTGCTGTAGATGACCATTCACTAATCTTTGTTCTACTCATATTATCCTATCCTTAACCATGTGTTTTCGCCAACAGGCACATCTGTCCAATTGTTACCTTGAATATGTCCGTTAGCAGTTAAAGTAACTGTAGCTGATATAGATGCTACAGCACTATCTGTTTCTACTCCTGAAGCNGTTACTGTTGCGACTCCTGATGCTGTACCTACCCCACTCCAAATTGCTACAGAGGATGCAGATACTGAACCTACGCTAGAAATACTTGCTGTGCCAAATACTGGTGTGGCAAGGGTTATAGCTGTAACTGTAGCTGAACCAGTAATGGTT